AATTGCTTCACCGAACAAGCGGCCCATATCTGCTACTACATTAGAAGCACTTGAAGCACGAACTAGGTCAGTGATCATTGTGCGAATAGCGATAGTGGAAACTGTCAATGTAACACCATCAGTAGAAACTGCTGTGTTGCTTACTTCGTCACCTTCAGTCAATGCGGCTGCACTTTGAACTGGGTAGATAGGAACAGTAATTGTCTTACCATTGCTGGCAGGGATACTGTAATTTTTTACTAATCCACGCATAATGGATCTTTCGTTTGCAACGAACATTGCTTCTGCGGTAATCGCAGGCAATAGGTCGTTTAAGGTAGTTGTTGTTGAACCGGCCATAATAATCTCCTGTTGTTAATTTAGGCTAAACCGTTAGTCTTGCGGTGTTCCGCATAGGCTTTACGGTGTTCTGGATTTCGCATATCCAGTTTTGTAATATCTATCTTTGCGCCTTGTCCATTTGAGAAATTACTCTTGGTGTTTGTGGTTGTTGGGTTTGCTAATTTAAAATGAGGATTTGTGTCTAGGAATTCTTTGACTAAATCTTCTACTTGTAAGGCGTCACCTTTGTCCGTATAACGAACGGTGCCTTTAGCATCCACTACTTCTACATCACCACTATCATTAAGTCTTACATTGTTTGATAATAGTGCCTTGACCTGTTCAGCATTGACAGCATTGTATTTGGCTGCGGCTGAAAGAATAGGCACATTCACTTTGTATTCTTTAATGATTGAATCTCTCTTTTGGATTTCAGCATCCTTTTTGGCGGCTAAATCTTTTATCACACTTTCAAACTCACCTTTCTTGACCTGTTGTTCCTGTTGACGCTTTTCAGCCTCTATGCGTAAAGCACGGAGTTCTTCTGGATCACCCAAGTCTTCATAGGGTTTGAGAAGTTTCTTTTGTAATGAACCCTTCATACGGGCCATCATTCCATCTACTTCGTCTTGTGTATAAGTCTTAGTCGCTTGTGCCTGATTTTCAGTGTAATCACTTGCCGCATCAGTTGCGTTGTTTGTTGCCAATGTTTCGTTTTGGGCCATTGTCGCCTTCGCCTCCCTTTAAGAGTATTGTAGTGTTATTTATAAAAGACTAGCAGAGTCACAGTATAAATGACTCTGCTAGCACCCGATTCGCTCCCGGGATTATTTCTTTGGCGGCTTGGGATATCGCTTTTTATTCTTTTCAGTTCTTGATCCACGTTTTGGTAATGCTCTCATTGCGGTCTCCTTAGTTGTTGTTTCTTGCGGCTTCAGCGGCAGCTTTTACAATGTCTTCCACTGTGATACCTGGCAGTGCTGCCATAATCTCAGCATTGGTCATACCAGTCATAATCATTTCTTGTATCTGTGTCATCATTTCAGCAGTCATCACGCTGGTCATTTCTTCGTATGGCTCCCATTTAGCACACCAGAACACAGCACGAACGGGCGCATCAAACTTGGTGCAATAGAGTTCGCCTGGCTTGTAGTATTCACAGTTACCACAGTTTTGACCTGGTGGAACTTCTGGGTTAGTTGCAGGTTGGTAAGCGGCTGGTAAGTTGGCATTGATCTCTTCACCATCAGGATATAGTCTACCTGGCTGTGGATTAGGATCTATAAATGGTAGATATTCTTTTTCTTCACCCATCCACTCTAGGATATGCTCATCTATCTTGCGTAGGACTGCAGGATCAGTAGACGCTGACTTGGCCTGTGCTAGTTGTTGAATCTCACTGCCAGTGTCACGAATGTTAAAGCTACCAGGATAGTTAACTTCTCCCATCCAGGTTGTGCCCATATAAGCACACCATATCTTCCACATCTGTTCTTCTGCTAGTTCTAGGTTGTCTGCTTTCTCACTTAGGCGTGCATTCAACAGTTGAAATTCTGTTTCCATTGCAACACCACTCATTACCTTGCTTTCTGTAGCACGAACTGCACCAGTATTGGCCATCTTGTCAATAGAATCTATTGAATGCTGAATGGCTGTGTAAATTGATTCAACACTGGCACCACCAAAGTCTAGTATGTAAGGCTTCAAGCCTGGATCTAGATTGTCTGGCATATTGATGATAGCGCCAGCACCAACACCTGCCTGTGTCTCTGGTGTTTTAACTAGACTAGGATGCGAATCCATACGTATGCTTTGCTCTACTTCACTTGTGGCATTGTAGATAAACTTCTGTGCGTCAGCAATGTCAGCAATGTCACTAACGCCAAAGCCACGTATTACACTACGGCCATTGTAGGCACATACGGCAGGTATCATACCCAGGCCGTTGACTTCTATGATTTCTTCTTCAACAGTTGATTTTTTAGTGTCAATGACTGTTGTGGTAATAGATTCTGGTGTCCAGGTCTTGACAGTGCGGAGATCGCCAGTGGTTTCTTCTAGGTAACGGAAATAACTTAGTGCAATGCGACCGCTTGGGGCACGAGTGTATTCCCATTCTAACACAACCATTGGTGTTAGTAGACTAACATAAGGACGAACACCCATAGCCTGTTCATCTGCCACAGTGGTAGCACCCACATTAGGCTTTGAAACCATAATCCAAGCGTGACCAAACACTGACATCCAGGTGGCCACATCTTTCATAAATGAGTTGAGACTGCGACCATCAAAGTCTGCATCATTAAGGAAGTCTTCTAATTCAGGAAATGAATCAAGACCAGCAAACTCACGCTCGGGGTCTTCACGGAACAAGAATGAATTGTAAACTGATATCACTGATTGGCAGTGATTCTCTAGGGGTGTTGAACGGATACGAGCCTGGTATTCAGCATCTGTTTCCAGTTGATAGCGTGTTAGATGTTGTGCGTCTTTGTATTCACTGCCTCCAACATAACTTTCTAATAGGTATTGCCACTGTGGGAAATAGGTTTCATAGAGTAGATTACCTGTTAATAATCTCTTAAGTTCGTCTGATAGCGTTTGAATTATGTTCATTTATTTGTCCTTGTTATGCCACACGGTGACCCCAGCGTTGTGGCACTAGGAGTTCTGGGTTTACATCACGTCGCACTGGGAATAGATAGTCTACCATATAACCCAGGGCATCATTCATATGATCATAACCACTGTCTTTATCTGGTTGGCTTGAGCCTTCCTTATAGGTCTGACGCTCTAATCCCTCAATAGTGTATTTACACTTAGGGTCGATGATCAGGTGTCTAATGCCTGTAGAACTACACAGTCTTGAGTTCACAGCGTTAATGCGATCACGCACTGGTGTGTGATGTCTAGGTGCTTTGACCACAAAGCCTGCATTGGCCAATATGGTAATGTCAGTCTGTCCACCTGCTGATGTCTTGCGTTGATTGCCAGCTGGATCAGGATAAACCCAAATCTTGGTTTTGGGGTAGCGTTGTTTTAGTTCATCTACCATCTCTTGGGTATTGGAACTAAAAATTCTCACTTCATCTATGACGTGTAAGGTATCACCTGTTCTGGTAGCAACCACTGCTGAGCCGGGGTCTATGTTAAAGTCCATTCCCACAAAGACCGCATCAGGAGTAGCACCTGAATATTTAACCACATTTTGCGCACGGTCAAAGCCATAGTAGATGCGACCACTGAACGTTTCAAATGTGGCCATATACTCTTGGCGGAAGGTTCTTTCATCTAGATCCTTGCGAGCACTTTCTATTTCTTCAGCAGTGACATTGCCACCGTCTAGTGTAGTGTATGACCAGCTCTGCCAATTGCTTTGGTCGTCGAGCGAGTTCTGGTAGATTTCATAAGCCCAGTTGCCAATGCCTTTGGGCGTGCCAATGAACAGGGCTCGACCTTGTTTATCTGACAGTGTAGGACGAAGCGTTTCATACCAGGCTTCAGGATCAATGTCCGCGAATTCATCAAGCACAATAAAGTCCAAGCCAACGCCACGAAGACTATCATAGTTATCAGCACCCTTAAGGGCAATAGTGCTACCATTAACAAGTGTGATAGTAAGTTCTGTTTCATTGGTCTTTGCCACCCAGTTAAGGTCTTGCAGTTTGTTCTTTAACTTACGCCAAACAATTTGTCGTGCCATTTTATAGGTTGGTGCCACATACCATACATCCTTACCTGGATCCTTGGCGTGATAGCATAACTCTCTTATAGAAAGGTGGGTTTTACCAAAGCGACGACCCGCAACTACCACCCTGAATCGTGCGGTGCTCTTGGCCACTGAATCTTGTGCTTGACTAAGTGGCATTTGTATTCTCATCAACATTAAATCTTCTGATCAATGTTTCTCCTTGTGGGGAAGTAATCACTACCTCAACAGTATCTCCTAGACTAAATGGCACTAAGACTGCATTGGTGTAAAGACCTTGATCTATACCAGCAACCACATTGGCAAACATCTTGGCCAATTGCTTTACTCTATGTTCTTTTTCTGTGGATGTTAAAGGCATAATATTTTTATAATCTCTGCTAGTAGCACTAAGGCGGCCACTATGCTCAATGTGATCTTAACATCCCGATCCCAGGCTGTGCCAGTTAGGTAAGGTCTGATCCAAATATAGTTGACCAAGATCAAAGCCAGGAGTAGACGTTGATATTCTTCTGGCATTGACTTTAGTCATCATTCCAGGGTAGAGGTTTGTGATCCTCTGTGTTAGTGGGGTTATCGCTCATACCCAATATGTTCTTGGCCAAGAAGATCTGCAAGGCAGCATTGCCACTGAGTGCATTCTTGAACATAGCGTTACGCAAGGCTGTCTTCATCTCCTGGCGTCCTTTTGCTATGATATCACTAAAATTGTATCTAAGTGTTTCATAGGCCACGTCAAAC